AGATGTTATCTTACCTAACAGAATATTGTAATAAGTATTTCCACCCATAGTCTTCTCTTCTGTAGAAAGTTCTACTTTATTAGACCATAGTATTCCCTTATTTTGTAATAAGGATTGTAATGTACTTAATACTGCAGCGTTACCCCCAGGATATTTTATTTGTACAGGATACTGAGATAGAGTTATCTTGTCTCCCTTAGAAGACTCACCTTTTATATCAAGTAATCCGTACATTATCCTATAGAACTTTGTATTCTTTGCTGTTTCTTTTTGGTCTTGCATTAAGTCGTTTCTATTTTTTGCATTAACATAACCACACTTAGTAGTACCCTTAGTGTCAAAGGCTTCTTCACCATAGGCAACAAGTATTGATTCATTAGAAAATTTATTTTCTTTTGCATCCCAAGTCATGTACTGTTGTCTTTTCATAAAAGGTCTAAATGAAACAGTTGGTGCATAGACAAATTGTTCTGTGTCCTTATCCCATACATTATAACTACCTAAGTGTTTGGTAATTTTATCTTCATTATTTTTATCTTTATGATTAGATGTTGTTTTTAAATTCACAATGTATGAAGGCGTAGTCTTTGCACTCATACCTGCTTCTTGTCTTATTTGTTCTTCGGTCATGTCTCCGAAGATTGTTTTATCAGTCATATATATATACTCCTATATTTGTTTTAGGTCTAACCAATTAGACCCCATTTTTATTTCAAAGTCAAGAGGAACATTGAAATTTATATTGTATCTTTTGTTTATAGACTCGACAATATTACCACAAGTCTTTGTTAATAGTTCTAGTACATTAGTCACCTCCTCTGGGTGTGCATCAATAATAACTGAATCGTGTACAGTATTTATTAATCTTGTTTTTAAATGTTTCAATGCATTATATACATCTATACAAGCTACAGGAACTATATCGCCTGTAGCAAAACCTTGAACAGGATAATTTCTTACCTGTGTAAAATAGTTAGAGCCTCCCTTAGCATCTCTCATTATATTTTCAAAATAATATTGCCTACCGCTAGGTAATGTTACAAGTTTAGTAGCTATGGCAGTATCCTCTGTGCTAGTTTGCCAAGCTACAATACCCTTATATCTTTTCTTAAACCAAGCATAGTATGTTTTCTCTTCTGCAGTACCTGAGAACCCACCATAAAGAGGTTTAAATGTATGAGCCTTTGCATCCTGCCTACTACAACCAATAACATCAGCAGTATTCTGATGAACGTCAACACCATGAGTAATATCATAGACTGATTGTTTATCTTGAGATAAGAACGCCGCCACTCTAAATTCTAACTGTGCAAAATCCATCTCTATTATAGACCCGCCCTCAAATCTGGATTGGATAACTCTTTTAATAGGTAGCTTGTCTCCTCTAGGTATGTTTTGAAAGTTAGGGTCTGAGCAAGATAGTCTTCCTGTAACTACATTGGTCTGACTAAATTTAGGATGCAGTATATTATTTTCATAAACATGGTTCTTCATACCCTCAACAAAAGTAGATAGATATTTGGTTACCTGTCTATATCTTATAAGGTCAAGTAAAAATTCTCTTGCCCTTCCCGGATTTTTATCGGCGATATATTGAAGCTTAGCCTCACCAACAACTCCACCATTGGCATTAATATCTAGTTGAGTTTTAATAGGTATGTTGAACCCTGCAATTCTAGATGAGGCAGTTAGTATTACACCATGNCCACTACANTCCTTACACTTAGTAATATTAAGAAAGGGTGTTTTATCTTTTTTAATTTTTCTATAAGCACCTACCCCCTTACAAACATTACATTTTGTACCAATAGTATATTGTACAGGCCTTGTCTTAGCCTCTACTAAATCTCTAAAAGTATTGGCAGGATATTTTGGAGGTATTCTTTTTATCCCTTCCTCATCTGTGCCTAATCCAAATGTTATATTCCAATTCTTTTTATCTATAATCTCTTTCGAGTAGATGATTTTAGATAACTGCTCGGTACTACCAATATTATAAGGCGTGTCTCCCATCATCTCTTGAACAGTTATCTCAATCTTTTTTTTGATAGAACTATACTCCGCATCTAATATTTTTTTTAGTTCACCTAGTGTGTCAGGATTTACATACACACCATTTCTTTCTATCTCCACTAATGTAATTAAGAACTCACACATCATCTCTAATGTAGGTATAAGAATTTTGTTACCTTCTCTTTTATAATCTAAATCTTGTTGTAGATATAAATCTTTTGTTATAGTAACATCATTACGCCCATACATTTCTAAATCAGACAAGGGTATTTTATCCATACCTATCCCAGAATCTATAGCATTTGAAAGTGTAGCATACTTAATTCCTATCTGCCTTCTTCTACAACATTCTGCAAGACTAAGTGGTTTTCTTTCTCCTTTAAGTAAGACTGACTCTGCAATCATAGTATCCCATAACTTACCCTCATATTTAAATCCACATTCTAATAACCAAGACAAATCAAACTTTAAGTTATGCCCTACCATTAAAGTTGTCTCATCTAAAATATGCTGTAGCTTGTCATGATTTGATTTAATATCACCATTGTAATCATCATGATGAAAAAAGAAGTATTCATCGTTCACCCCCACACTAACTAATTTGTTTTTTAAATTATATGGAGTGTTGTCTCCATCTTTTGTAAATGTTGTCTCTATATCTAATACACTAATCATTTTTATTTATCCCTTCTTTTACATGGATAATGCGTTGGATAGTCCGCCTCTCTATCTCATCATTGATATTCTGTGTTACTTCTTTTAATTCTTCAATGGATAGTTTACTCATCCAACTTTCTCTATACTCCTCTTTCATTAATCNACATACCTCGCTTTACTAGGCATAATCTTACAAGGAATAATACCATGCCAACCTGTTAATTTATTTTTACTAACGCACAATGTTCTAGTAAAATCCTCATCACCTTCCCAATCATCCTTCTTACCTATACCTATAATTAAATCAGCCTCTGCCGCCTTACCTGTCTTACTACCCTCCATGTTATTAAAGCTTATGTGATTTTTATCATGAGCATCACTACTCGCTTGGCATATTCCAAACATACATACATCCCTTCTACTAGCTATATCTCTAGTTAATTTATATAACTCTCGTAATTTTTCATGACCGCTATCAAACTTATTTACAAGTTCTACTTTATCTAATTGGTCTATGATTACTATGTCAGGTTTATGTTCTTCACAATAAGAATCTATACCCTCGATATTAAAATCCTTACAATCATACACATGAATTTTATCTCTTATCTTTTTCCATTCTGTGTTTGCTCTTTCCGGGTTCTCATCTATATGCTCTCTTGTCATGTCCGCACATGATTGTATCAGCCTATAAACATTACGACTAGGCTGTTCTTCATTGCAAAAAATGGCGATATGATTGACTTTTTCTTGATGTGCAAAGCCATTAGCACCTCCTACCATGTTCACCCAAAAGGATGTCTTACCTGATTCTGGTCTAGCAAATATAATTGCAAAGTGTCCTTTGCCAATACCCTTAACATGAGTACCTAATAAACTAGGTGCATTAAACTGAAACAACTTTGTGTAGTCCATGTCTTTCATTAGTTCATACAAGTCTTTAGTAACTTCTTGAATTGTATCGCCGATAGATTCTTCTTTATCTAAAATCTTAGATACTGTAGATAAGTCTTCATCACTAGTACCTTCATATATCTGCAACAATTTCTGTGCAGCTTCGTGAGCAGTTTGTGATTTGTGCATTTGTTGTATGGTATGCACAACATTGTCTTCATTTATTTCTACTCTATCTAAATCTTTTATAACATCCATAGCCTTATCTTTATTAGACTGTGTTAGTGTAGGGTGATAGCTAAGATAGTTTAAATATAAATCATCATGTAGTATTTCTTTGCAGTCAGGTAGGTCATGAAATGTTTTACCAACTACTTCAAACACATCAGCCAGATTTGATAAGCTACTTCTATTTATTTTGTTTTTGTATTGGAGATAAAATTCCCTCTTTAAACATAGTTTTATTATCTTTAGTGCCATTAAATCGTTCATCTTTTTCTACTAACCTCTCAAATCTTTTTACAACATTATTAAATCTCTCACTTAATTTTAAAATATTTATTGCTTCTTCATTAGTCATCTATATCATCCTCCACTCTAATTCGTGCTACCTTACTCTGCATAAATTCATGAACATCTTGATTAAATTCTTGCATACTTACAAGGTCTTCTATAAATAAATTGTTTACTTTACTTTTAACAAAGGCATCTACATCGGATACATTTGCTCTAACATTTAGTCTATACTCTATCTCTATAGTAGCGACTATCTTCTGTGGTTTAAATGGATTACCCATTACTCATCTCCTTTTTTTCATAGGGTTTATCAGGTAGTTCGGATAGTATTTCTACAGGCTTAGTATCCTTACTTAATAATTCTACATTCCTACCTAACTTAGCAGTTATAACTTCCTTAATTAATTCAGCAGTCTCTTCTTTAGAAATCTTAAATGGTCTTATATGGTAGTTAAAGAAGTGTGAATGATATCCTGTCTGAGATATATAAGGTACTGTAAATTCTGGTTTTACTTTATGGCTATCTTTATCAGGACTATCGGCGATAGAATGAATTTCATCTCTAGTCATCTTACCTTCTTCCCATAACACATCGTACTCTTCTAATTTTTTATTATGAAATGTAAGATGATAACCCCAATGCTCAAAATCACTTCTAGTTTTTTCATTGTATATCACCCCGTAATCTGATGTTAGTTCTATGTGTGTAGGGAAACCTGCCACAGCTACCTCACCTTTGAAATGTATTTTACTATACCACCCCATCTTTTTTATCCTCGCTTTCTTTTTCTAAAGTCATCATGGATTTCTTATCTGCTAAACTATTTTTATTCTTAATAAAATCATCAACTGACATATTAAGATGCCCTGTCCTATAGTGAAACAGTTGCTCATTCTTACTCTCAATCCTCTCCTGTAAAAATTGTATAAATAGTTCTTTCTCTTCTAGAATTTTAGTAAGTTCCTTTACTATTTTTTTCTGATGTCTAGATTCTTTTCTCCACTTTTCTATTTCAAGTTCACTTTTTGTAGCCATTAGATTAGCAACTCCTTTATCTTTTCTGTTGTTAAATATTTTAAATCTTTAGGTATAAGTATTATCCTAGTATCAATACTATATCCTAGCTTTTTCTGTATGTCAAAGGTCTTACCATTTGCATCTGGGTCTAAGCATATAAATACTTTTTTAAATTTACTCTTAATAAAATTAGCATGGTCATCAGTAAGTGTAGTACCCATGATTGCAACACCTGTATGTATCGCCGATACACTACAAGCAGATACACAATCCTCTACTATAACTGCTGTGTCTGTTATGTTACCTACAACAAATGGAAACTTACAAGTATTATATTTAAACCATCTTGGATTTTTATTAGACAATGACCTACCTACTGCACCATAAACTATACCATCAATGTCTATAAGAAATACAACTCTATCTTGTTTAACATCATAAACAATCCTAGCACCGCACTCGTAAGGACTGACATTGTATGCTGATAAATATTTCATAGCATTTGGATTAGGATATACAGATACAAAAGACTTAGGTATTTCAAAAGGTTTAGACTCACCTGTATCTTTTTTATTAAACACATATCGCATTTCTTCTGCAGTATATCCCTGATTATCTCTACCCTTATGTTCACAAGATACATGAAAACAATTCCACATTAATTTACCATTGAGTTTTCTTATAGATAAAGTATTTCTATTTAAACAAAGAGGGCAGTCCATTCTTAGACTACCCCCTTCCTGAATATTTAAATATGTATAGTCAGCATTTTTCAATTAATGCTCCGCATCAAATTCACATTCACCATTATCTTCTATACACTTCTCAATTTTTATTCCTAAGTCTAGCCTTGCTAACCATTCTTGAGTATCTCTATCACCTATATCTTTTATGACTTTTTCTTCAATCATTTTTTCAACCTTGATATACTCATTCTCTTCTTTNAACTTTAAGAAGTTTTCTCTTGTTGTATGTAGTTTAGTACAGCAGTCATCAACAGCGTGTTGAACTGCCTCAAGATGGTCATCTTTATTGCCATAGTAGGTTGTAACTTCAGGCTCAATACTATCCAACCCAAAAAATTCGGGGTCTCCACTTGATTGTACTGCAAACCAAAACTTGCCTTCTATGTCACCACTATAATATCTACCCATGTTTAACTCCTTTCGGTAAATCACCTATGCTGAAATCAAATTGTCCTGCATGGTATAATAGTTTAGCTTCCTCGCCTATCTCTGATGGTATTTTGTTTAAAGAGAATAACCTAAAATGTTTAGGCTCTTCTAGGTATCCTACTTCATACATACTACCACCAAACTTGAGTAACTTTATACTATCGTATCTGATAGATGTAAAGTCATGAGGCTTCTGCTGATATTTTAGATACTTCTTGTTATAAAATTCTTTACAACACATACCTAAATCATTGACTGNTATCGTAGCCATTCTATCGCCGATAGTTTTTNTCTCACCATCAACAATAGACTTGTATTGTTTGACATCAAACCTAAAGATACCCTCTCTAAATGTGCCTGTCTTCTTCTTTATAAAACCACAATAGAAAAAGCCGTTACCAACTGCATCCTTAATAGCATTTTTGATTGGTCTATCTATCATGTTACTGCTTACTATTTGCATTATTTACCTTTCTCAATAGGACCAATTACATTTTCTAATTTAGTCACTAAGTTTTGCAGGTGTTCTACATCTTTCTGTCTAACATCATCCATAGCATCCAACATACAAGCAACTGAGATACTTAGTTCTTTAATTATTTCATTCATTGTTTACCTTTCCGTAAGTCATAACTGTGTGTCATAAATAGTATTGGCTTTGCCGTTTT